TTCTTTAATATATAATAGCGAGGTTTTACTGTTTTCATAATCTACATCAAAACCTGAAGAATCTGCAAGATCGATAAAACGATCAAACTCTTGTTGAGGTAACGTGTAATATGAATCACCTTTAACATCTTCATAATCAAGTTTTCTAGCAAATTTTGAATGTAGCATTTGATCTAATTTATCATCATCAATTACAAAAACAACATAAGAGTCGTCGATTTCGTTAATTTTAGATTCTTGAATCTGATATTTTTTAAATGTGTTTGTATATAACATTTGTTATGATTTATAAAGTAAATAAACAGATCCGGAAGTGACTGAATATACTCCTAATTCGTATATCGCAACTGGTGCAGTTGCTGATGGAGCTGGTATTGTTATTGAGCCTCCATTTACAAGCTTTACAGTTGCTGGGACAGATCCAGTAACGTAAAATGCTATTGGATTTGCATTAGAGCCTGTTGCTAAAAAACCGTTAGTTGTTACAAGTACTGTACGATTATAAGTAGCATGGTTTTGATGATATGTAGTGGCAGGCACGTTAGTGTATGGACCTGAAATTGGATTTGCGTCAGCCATTGTTTATATTTTTTTAAGTTCTTTTACTAATTCATGATATCGTAACAAACTCAATATATGAGCGTCTTTTATTATTTTAACGGATGAAATTTTATTTAAAATTGACGATACTTCTACTAATTTAATTTTAGTAACTTTATCTGTTACTTTAGAAGTTAATCGTTTAAGATCTTTTTGAAGCAAATTAACTTCATTAACAATAAATTCTTTTAATTCAACACCATCTGATACTGTATTAATGTATTGTCTTAATACAGTTTTTTGTGCTTCGTTTAAATTAGTATATTTTTCATTGAATTTATCAACTAAAATTTTATAAGATAATAAACGAATATCTTTGTCTTGTTTAATAAATGCAGACATTTCATTTAATTCTTTAGGCTGTGAGCTTTTAATAGATCTAGTTATATGCTCGACAATTGTATACCTATTATTGACTGATTCCACAGGATTGTCTGCTATTGTGTATTCAAATAATTTAAAAATAGCAGCTAACGGTTTATAGTTATTAACTTTTGTTTTAAAAAAAACTTCTAATCCGTAATTAGTTTTAATTTCTTTAATTAAATTATACTTTTGTCGATTTAATATAGATTGATTTAATCGGCTTTTTGCAATTAAAACAGCTTCTATCAAATGATTTGCTTTTTCTCCTTTAGAATATTTTTCTTTTATTAAAGTTTGATATAGATTAAATTCTTTGGACAACTCTGTTGATTTTGCGAAGTATTTTTTAATAAGCACTATAGCTTTTGAATCAATATTGTTTAACGTATCAGACGCTACTTGTCGTACAAGTAGTTCAAATAATACTCCAGTATTTTTAAATTTCGAATGACGAAGTGATTTCATACAATCTTTTAATTATGTTATTTTTACTTAATAATAAATATCAACGTTCTAGATTTTTTTATATTTCTCCAATAATATTTGTTTCGTCTAACATGCTAGACGACTTTGTAGACTGTTCTGATAATATTGTTGGTTGATTTGTAAATAATTTATCTAATCCGTATTTTTTAATAGTATCTGTAGATTCATTTCTAGCATTTTTCCACGCTACTTTACCTATAGGATCATAGCCTCGTGGATGCTCATGTGAATTATATTTTACCATTTCTTTAGGACGTCCAGCTCCTGGCCATCCTCCTTTAGGGACTCTGGGCGTTTTTCTTTTTTTATTTACGGCATCATATTCTTTTTGAAGTGCGGTATTTATATTTTCGCCAAAAGGATTAGGCGCTTCTTCTTTTTCTTTATCTGCTTTTTCTTTATTTTTAGGATCTGCTGGATCTTCGCCTTTTTCTTCTATTTGTTTAAATCTATATATTTCTTTTTGATCATGAATTATTCCTTTATCATTCTCATTCTTTTCATCAGACGCTAAATTAAATAAATTTTTATAAATCCATTCTTTAGACATTAGTTTCTTTTCTATCATGTCACCTGCCAATGCAACTTTACTTGCATATAAAACTAATTTTTCTTCTTCATAAACTGTCGACGGCGATGTCATGGTCAATTCAAAATCTACTAAATCTTTATTAGTAAATCCTTGTGCAAATAAATGTGTAATTGCAATTTTATATAATTCAGAAATTATAATTTGCTGCAGTCTTTCTATCGTTCTAGCAAATCGAACATCTAATGCTGCTAATGTTGCTTTTCCTGTAAGACCTTCTTCATAACCTAAAAATGCTTTTGGCACTTTTAAAGCTGCCATCATTTTATTTTTTAAATATTCAATATCTTCTATGCCGGTAAATTCCATCCCAGCTAACGTGTCAATTTCTGTGCCTGACTGTCCACCGCGAACTGGAAGGAAATAATCTTCCAACATGTTTTGCATATTGAATTTTAAATTATAATCTCCTGTATTTTGATCGACGTATGGAGTTTTTTTCATTTGATTGATAATACGCTGCATATGATTATCAACTTCTTGAGGTGGGATATTTCCTACATCAATTTTAAATATACGTTTTTCTGGAGCTCTCATTATACGATGAATTAACATCGCGTCTTCCATAAGTGTTAATTGTTTCCAGACTTTTCTAGACCCTTCTATCATTGATTTACCGTATGGAAGAAAATTAGAATCGTTTAACAAACGAAAATGAGCAACTTCATAATTTTCATATACGATATTTCCGCCACCTAATTGTTTAAATTGTACTTGATATGGATTGTCTGCGTCCATTCCTTCTTCTCGTATAATTTCATATGCAGATACTGGAATTACATTAACTATTCCAATTTCTTCTTGAATATCTAATTTTAAATAAAAGTCTCCATACTTACACATATTACGTACCCATGGCCACAAATTAAATTCAATATTCATAATATCATAAAATAAATTATGAAGTATTTTTTTAATGTTTTCATTTTCGCTATTAATTCGCAATACATCACCGAAATCGTCTTTCATAACTGTTTCGTCTGCATAAATGTCTAACGCAGCTGCAATAATAGCATCTTGATCCATTACTTCATAATCTGTATACAGTTCTGTTTTTGAAGAAAAGTAATTGTAATTAGGATTGTATGCGTTTGATGTATTTGGTCGTATACCATGTAATCGAGTAAATCGATCTATGTATTTTGAATTATGTGCATTACCCGTCGACTGTAAATGATCACTATCAATAACTCGTAACCGATCTTTTCCAATTTTGCGTACTACAACATTAGTATTAAATAGTCGTTTTAAACGACCGTATAATGTTTGGTCTGCCATTGTTTATATATGTATTTTATATAAATATCTAAATTTTATTAATAACCTTAATTTATTACAAATTTAACTTATAAAAGCCATGTTAAATCTGTATCTTCTCCCGTTGTACCTATAGGCATTGACCATCCAGCGTCTTTTTTCATAATAGAATTATTATTGTAAACGCCGCGGCCTTTGCCAAAATATTCTAAAGTTTTTGTGTGCATTTCAATACCTTGCTGACGTAATTTTAATGCAGTATCTCTAATCCATAATGCTATACAAAATGACATTGTCAAATCGTCATTGTATCCTTTTTGTGCTTCAGCTCTCGACCCATTCCAAATAAAAACGTATAATTCGTCTATTAATCGCTGACTGCGAATTACTGGAACTCGTTCTCTCATGTAAGTGTCTAATTTAGAAATTACTAATGGGCGAGTTCTAGATGAAGTAGTAAATCCTGGAGTCATTTGAGACGTGTCTTTTAAATCAATGTATCTAGCTAATTGTTGAGTCACATCAGATATTGAAGAATCTTTAGGAGAATAATATAAATTTTTATATCCTCGATCTATAGCTACTTGAATAGAAGCCCATCCGATATTAGCATTTTCAATCACTAACAAAGCATCATTATATTCAGTAGCCATATTTACTAACATATTTCCATAATCTTTTGTAGTCATTTGACCTTTATATTCTGCTACTTGCGTTACTGATTCAACTTCAATAATATGAAATGCAGAATAATCAGCACTGTCTCCTCGAGCTACGTCGGCAACAACAATGTAATCTTTTGTATAATCAGGTTGTTCCCAAATCCATAAATTTCCATCAATACCTCTTTTTTCTATAGGAGGTTGTATATGAGTTGTCTCGTACCATTTTAATAACTGACCTTCTACTACAGAATGACCTGAAGTAATAAAGTCACAATCACACTCCTGCGCAGCTCCTTTAACTCCTAACAATTCATCTTGTTTATCTCTCCACTCTTGAGTTCGGTCTGGGTGCATTGACCAATGTAATTTAATAGGATGAAATTTTCCTGTTGATGTTGTAGTTGATTGTGCATTCATCCATGTTTGATGAAAGAAGTTTCCGGTTCCATTAGGTGTCGATAATATTATCGCTCCTCCACCGGTTGCTAAAGTTTGTTGTGCTGATATCCAAATTTCTTCTACATTAGAAATAAACGCTGCTTCATCTATAATTAATAAAGACAATGCTTCTGAACGTCCAGAATCTCCTGAAGATGAAGTTGCTTTGATTTGTGAGCCATTAATAAATCGTAAAGATAATTTATTGTCTTCCGTTGCTGTTAGCTTTAGCCAAGAAGGTAAATTCTCATACATTACCTTTACTTTTAAAACTAAATTTTTCGCTACTTCTTGTTTTGTAGCGATTACTAGTATATTTTTATCTCCGAAAAATGTCATAATCCAAAGTGCATAGCCTGCACTTAACGTTGATATGCCTAGTTGCCTTGATTTTAATATGACATTATAATCATGATCTCGAAAGTCACGTAACACCTGCTCTTGAAATGCATATAAATGAAACGGTATTTTTCCTTTTTGTGGATGTTGAATCTGACAATACTTTTTCATGAAATGTACAGGATCTAACAAACATTTTTTATATTCATCCTTTATTATGTCTTTAAATGATTTTGGTTCCATAAATTATTTTTTTAAAGATAATTTCCAAGCTATTCCAATATGAAAATATGAATTTACATCTGAACTAACACTATACCCTATAGTATACATTTTATCTGTTTTAGTTTTAAGTATTAAATTTGTACCAATTAACACATCAGCAGGGCGTGCATATGATATCATTCCACCTAAATATAATTGATTTTTAGGTAAAGTTTTAAGATAAATAGTGTTATTAATTGTTGTTTTATTTACATGCGCGTCCCAAACTCTTCCTGTAAGTAAATTTTTAGATATAGAATCAATTACGCTGATATATCCTAAACTGTCTTGTAATAATAAAGTATCTTTATATACGTTAATTGACAAATACTCATTAATTATTTGAGTAGTGTCAATTCTTGTAGGAATTTCTACGTAT